ACGACTGAACATCATCCCTGGACTGCAAAAGACGCAGCACAACGTGTCAATAAGTTAAGGCAGGAAGTTGCGGCTCTGCGCCGACAGGAAAAGGGGATGCCTGAAGAGGATTATCAACGAGAAACCGAAAAGATCGCAGGCCACATGTCTCAAACTTGGGAGCGGATAATTAGCCAAGTTATCGCGGAGCCTCTGGTCGACTTTGCGTCATTAGAGGTTCGAGTCGGAAAACTACGTATTATTGGTCGCGTTACAGAACAAGATGTGAAAACCTACGATGACTCCTACAGTCGTATCTCTGGGTGGGCATCACGGCATGACCCTCATCCTGAACTCAACTACTCTCCACCAGAAGTCGGCGAGTTAGAAAACGAAATCGAAGTCATTGAGGACTGGTTCAAACGGGTTAAGAGATATCAGAAATAATGATTAGAGAGTCTGTGCCTTAAGATTGCTTGCCGCGAATGACTGTTCTGGCTCAGATGAGGTGTCATGAGCATTGCGTGCAGGGGTAAATGTGCTGGAAGGCGATGTCGTGGAGTTTCGCACGGGGCTTACGTCTAAGAAGTAAACTGGAGGCATGAAGCCGACCTCCTCCCAGCCTGTCCGTGCAGCCATCTACCTTCGTATCTCTCTCGACCGTGAGATGGACGGCCTCGCGATTGACCGTCAGCGCGAGGACTGCGAGAAGCTCGCTCAGTTCCGTGGCTGGGAGATCGTCGAGACTTACGTCGATCAATCAATTTCGGCCTCGGATAAGACGAAAAAGCGCCCTGCCTACCTGCGGATGGTCGCTGACTACGAGGCGGGGCTTCTTGACGCGATCGTGTGCTACGACCTCGACCGGCTCGCCCGACAGCCTCGGGAACTTGAAGACTGGATCGACCGAGCAGAGTCCCGTGGCCTACTTCTTGTCACTGCGAACGGCGACGCTGACCTTGGCACCGACGGCGGGCGCATGTACGCCCGCATCAAGGCTGCGGTCGCGCGAGCGGAGGTCGAGCGCAAGGGCGCTCGCCAGTCTCGGGCGCACGTCCAACGTGCCCGGCAAGGGAGGCCACCCAAAGGGGTTTGTCCGATGGGCTATACCACCGCTGGCGAGCTCATCCCTCACGAGGCTGAGGCTGTGCGTGCCATCTACGCTGCCTTCCTTCGAGGGGACTCGCTGCACGGAATCGCACGCGCCCTCAGCGGCGCTCAGGCCGACGGCGAGGCGGCTGGGGTTCCGCGCGTGCCCCTGCACAGTCGGACGATCGTCCTCGAACGCAATGCTCGACGGCAGGCTGAGGGCAAGCAGCTTCGCCCGGTGCCCGATGACAAGCCCTGGTCACCCTCGACGGTGCTCGGCATCCTGCGGAACCCTCGCTATGCGGGGTACTCGGTCTACACCTCGAAGGACACTCGTCGGCAGGAGGCCGGGGAATCGCGCCGTAAGGCCCTGCCCTCGTCAAGGATGAGAACGGGGAGCTCGTCCTCGGGCAGTGGGAGGCGATCGTCGAAGCAGATCAATGGTGGACAGTTCAGAACCTTCTCGACGACCCTGCCCGCGTGACGAACCGCAGCGGCTCCACCGTTCGCAAACACCTGGGGGCAGGGCTTTATCGATGCGGTGAGTGTGGGGAGCCGGTGCGAACCCGCGCCCGCTACTACAGCTGCAACGCCGGGCATCTCAACCGAACCCGAGACGCGATTGATGACTTCGTGCGGGCTCTCGTTGTCGCCCGGCTCCAGAAGAAGGACCTCAGGCGTCACAAGAAGCAGGCGGACCCCGAGGTCAAGGACGCTTTTTCGGAGCAGATCGCACAGCAGCGCGCACGCATTGCTCGTGCTGAGCGAGACTACGACGCCGAGGTGATCGAGGGTGCTGACCTCGCCCGCATCCGCGACGCTGCTCGCACTGAGATCACCCGCCTTGAGGCCGAGCGCCTCGCCTCTGGAACCGGAACGGTGCTCGCGCCGATCCTCGGCACACCAGACCCGGCAGCGGCTTTCCTGGAGGCTCCCATCGCGTTGCAGCGCACCATGATCGACACGCTCATGACCGTGACGCTCAAGCGGGCAAAGCAGGGCAAAAAGGGCTTTGATCCTGAGTCGGTTGAAATCGTGTGGAAGTGAAGTGGCTCCGAGGTGCTGACGTTGGGTGCTCCAGGTGGGGATCCAGAAGCATACAAGACCGCACCCTGCGGGCGCGAAAAGGCGAAACTGGTCAGCGTCCCTTCGGGGCGCGAGCTCATCCGCACAGGAGGACGAGCTCGTGAGGTGAAATGCCCATGCATCTGGTCGGCAACATGTGAATGAGACCGGGAACACACAGTGCTGCACACATTGCACACATTGTGCACACATCATGTGTACAGTACTTTTTGTTGAGATACCAAGGAAAACTTGGTGTTGCACACACTGCACACATCTGAACGCATTACGTCCTCTATAGGGCAAGTGCCACGAGCAGCAGGTGATCGCGTCCTAGGATGAGTTCGACACGTGCTCCCTTAGCTCCACCCAATGCTATCTGACCTGCGCATATGCGTTCGGAACGTCGGTGCGTGGGGTATGCGTGGGGTATAGCAGCCGCACGGACGCTTCACGCCGGGCACGGTGTCGCTGCTTCCGAAAGGCGAAACACCATGACCCGCACGTTCACCCCCATCCAGCCTGACCCCGGCGATGCTCCAGCGGCACGGCTGGGGTCCGCCCGTCTCCACGCCCTCGAGGCGGTGGCCCGATGAACGCTTCGACGATTCCCTTCCGGGATCTCACCCCTGCCCGTTGGTGGTGCTCCTCCACCCTCTCAACTGACCCCGGCGACCCTGCCACCTGGTACCGGAGTCTCGTCCTCGAGGCGCCCGGCGACGGCGCGGAGATCCTCCTCGAGGTCACCGTGAACGACGAGGGCGGGCCAACTGTGGACGCGTTGACGACTGCGCACACCCTCCGGGATCTCGAGGCGCTCCGCCGGACGCTCGCGGATCTCGTCCCCACCTTGGCGGCGCTGTCGACGTGTCGGGATGAGGTGCGGGCGTAGCGTCCCGTTGTCGTCCTAGTTGCGCCCCTGGGGGCCGTTCGTCGGCTCTGGGGGCGCTTCCGTGTTCGCCCTCTCATGGTGTTCGGGCCTTTGTGCTCGGCTGCTTCTGCTTCGCGTTTGGCTTTGGCGCGTGCGGCGTACCTCTCCGCCGACGCTTCACAGAGTCGGAAGGCCGGGTGTGTTACGGCGGACTCGACCTGGCTTCCACCACTGACATCACGGCGTTCGTCCTCGTCTTTCCGCCAGAGACCGGCGACGACAAGTGCGTGATCGCGCCGTGGTTTTGGATCCCCAAAGACAACATCGAACAGCGCGTGAACCGTGATCATGCCCCGTATGACCTGTGGGAACGCCAAGGCTTCCTGCAAACCGGCGAAGGCGACGTCGTCCACTACGCCGGCATCGAAACCTTCGTCGAACAATTAGGGGAGCGCTTGGACATCCGTGAGATCGCGTTCGACTGATGGGATGCGGTCCAGATGAGCCAGAACCTCGAAGAAGCGGGCTTCGCCGTCATCGCCTTCGGGCAAGGCTTCAAAGACATGAACCCACCCTCCAAGGAACTGATGAGAAGGCAACCTCGCCCACGCAGGCCACCCCGTACTGGCATGGATGGTCGACGACATCCATGTCCGAACCGACCCGGCAGGCAACATCAAACCCGACAAGCAAGAGTCCACCGAGAAGATTGGCGGAGTCGTCGCCACCATCATGGCCCTCGACCGAGCCATCAGAAACGGCAGCGCGCCAGGCTCGGGCAGAGTCTACGACGAACGAGGGCTGTTGGTGTTCTAGCGAATTGCCGATCTACTTGTCTTCAATGCACTCATTTGTCGAAGAGATCCTCTGTGCGCCGTGATGGTCTGCCATCCACCGCTGATCGTTGACATCTGTAAAGCAAAAGCGAAAGTTCTCGTTCAAGATTACGCGGGGTGGTTGTGAACTGAATAGATCCTGACTGTACGTGTTCGCGTATTCAACCTTCTCGCCAGGTGAAACGGTCGGAAAGGGGATCTCGAATCCATGCTCCGTATTCTGGAATTCGTGGTAATTATCGCCGGAGACGCTTAAGGTATTAAGCGGTTTGGGCATGGCTAGAACCAGGTTGAATACTGGATTCGGTGACGAGTTGTGGAAGGTGGAAGTGATCTCTTTCCCATACTGGCCTGATTCGACCTGTGAGATGTCCGCGCTAATTGTTATTCGGGCAAATGCTTGATTTGCTTGGCAGAATTGTTCTGCCTCGATTGCGCGATTGCGATCATGGATGTTGAAGCCAAGTGCCGCTACGGCGATGATGACTGAAACTAGCGAAATTGCCTCAGATGCGGAGATCCAACTGCGCCAAGATTTCTTCTTCTCTCGGGTTTTGTTGCCCGATGATTTTACTGACTTCCTGGTCATGGGTTTGCTCCATTGTCTCTAATCGGGCACACGCTTCTTCCCCGGTCATCGATCTGATCTTATCTGTGAAAGGTGAGGCAAATGGGATTCTTCGACTGGCTGCGCGGCATCAACATTCAGCCAAGCTGACGACCACGCGCTCACGAGCGGTGGCTACTCGTTCTGAAGCGTCCTGGGGTTTGTTCCGAGTCTCGCGAAGGAGAATCGGAGTGTGCCCGGGAAGGTTCGGTCCCGAGTTGCCTAAGCGCGCAGTTCGCGTGGTCTGCGAGCGTCAGGCCCGTGAGGGCGGGGCGCGCGGTGTCCAAACGAGGGCGCGCGGTCGGCGGAATCGAGGCGAGGTAGTCCTCGACCTCATTCCCGGCGGCCGACTGCGCCCTCGTCGTCATGCGTTCTTCTGTCCCGGCTGTTGCGGAACGACCGTCCCCGCGAGCGCCTTCTCGCTCGGGCGCGCGAGCGGTCCGACGAGGTCGTGGGCGACGTAGGGCTCCTCGAGGAAGGCGACCTCCTCGGCCGAGAGCTCTAGCGAGAACGCGCGGACGGCGTCGTCGACCCTCGAAGGCTTCGAGCACGACGATCGGCATGTCGATCTCCCGATCGCGATCGTACTTCTGGCGCATCGTCCCGTCCGTCGTCGAACGGACCGAGTCGGAGTCCCAGGTCGATCTTGTGAGGTGGCCCGAGGCGAGCGGGCTGTACGGCGTGAGGCTCATGCCGTACTGACGCACGACCGGGATGAGCTCGCGCTCGTCCTCGCGGTAGAGCAGGTTGTAGTGGTTCTGCAGGCTCGATAAGCGCGTCCATCCGTTCTCGTCGGCGACCCGCTGGAGGTTGTGGAGCTGGTAGCCGTACATCGCGGAGGCGCCGAGCGCCCGCGCACGACCGTCGCGGACGAGCCTGTCGAGCGCCTCCATCGTCTCGGCCATGGGAGTCGAGTAGTCGAAGCGGTGGATGATGTAGAGG